GTTTTACCCGTGATACGGGGTTTTTGCCTTTTACTATTTCCAGAGCCTGCATGGAAGATGCGCCTCTAGATCCTACCCAACTGGACAACGTCTCCGAGGAGTCCCTTTTATTAGGAGCACCCCACCTGGTCGAATCCGCCAAGACCAGGGGAGCCAGCTATGACGTGTTACCCAGTGCCTTTTCTTCTCCCGGCTTATCAGAAATCGCTCGGTATGGTGGTTACTCCACCTATTCTTCTCAGAGTAATACCGACGCGTGGGTTCGCCAAAGCTTGAAATTGTTTTCACCAGAAATTTACTCTGACATCTACGGTTTTACGCGAAAGCCTCAAGGGCCACAAGGAATGTACAAGTCCTTGGCCAAGTTCGCAGACAACCGTGCTCCTTTTTCCTCCCTGTCCCCCGTGCAACGGGCGGCCATGCGTGGTGCGATCTCGAAAGCGAAACACGCTTTCAAGCTGCCGTACAAAACTGAACCCCTGGACTGGCATGAAGTCGGTCCTTTCCTCCGCCGTGACACGGCGGCGGGAGCAACCTTCATGGGTTGTAAGAAGGGTGAAGTGCTCGAGCAGATCTACCACGAGGCGAGATGGCTAGGACACAGGATGAAGCAGGATGGAAGAGGAAGTTTCGACCCCACCAAGGTACGTTTCCCTCCGTGCCTTGCGGGACAACGGGGCGGCATGTCAACTGCCGATGACCCGAAGACCCGTTTAGTGTGGGTTTACCCCGCCGAGATGCTTGTCGTCGAGGGGCAATACGCCCCTGTCATGTACCGCCAGTTCATGAACGACGACCATTCGCCAATGCTGAACGGCAAATCATCACAGCGCTTGTATACCGAGTGGACTGTGGGATTGCGCGAGGGTGAGAAGTTGTACGGCCTCGACTTCTCAGGGTTTGACACCAAGGTACCACCTTGGCTAATCCGCGTGGCATTCAATATTCTGAGGCAGAATATTGAGTGGGAAACGTGGCGTGGTCAGAAGGTATCCAAACGCGACCGCCAAGCATGGCGGAATGTGTGGGATGCCCAGGTGTGGTACTTTATCAACACCCCAATTCTGATGCCGGATGGACGCATGTTCCGTAAGCGCCGGGGCGTGCCGTCTGGTTCGTGGTGGACCCAAATGATCGACAGTGTTGTGAACTACATCCTTGTCGATTATCTCGCCACATGTCAGGCCTGTGATATACGGGCTCTGAAGGTGCTTGGAGATGATTCTGCTTTCCGCTCTGGCGACTCCATGAGCCTGGAGGTTGCGGCGGCAGATGCCAGTGCTGTGGGTATGGTGCTCAACGCTGAAAAGTGTGAGATCACCGAGGATCCCGGGGAGTTCAAGCTCCTCGGTACCCGATACCGAAGACAGGCGCCATTTCGTGATACTAACGAGTGGTTCAAACTGGCCCTCTATCCCGAGTCGGCAGTGAACAACTTGCCCGTCTCGTTTTCTCGGCTCATCGGCCTGTGGTTGGGCGGCGCAATGTGGGATACCACATTCTGTCTGTTCATGGATCACTACCAGAGCTGCTTTCCCTGTCCCGAAGAGGGTTGGTTCTCCAAGGACCAGAGAAGGTGGCTAGAACTAGTGTTCTCAGGCCGAGCCCCTCGAGGATGGACGACTAAAAAGTCGTTATTCTGGAGGTCAATACTGTATGCCTACGGGTAGACAGTGTCCGTGTATACGGAAAACATGATTATG